GCTGAGATAGCGGAACGCATCTGCTGAGTGGCTAGTCCAATCGTGTTTTGGGCGATCCCGAAATACTTTTTTATCATCATCCCATTCTCGCTGATATTGACGCAAACATTCGATTCCTTCTTCACATCTATTATCAAACCAACAGCGAGTTAATGCAAGTCGTGTTGCTTGTATTCCGTCTTGTAATGACAGATTTGGTACGATTTTTAGATGTTTTATGTCAATTTTTGCAGCAATTTGCTCAATTATGCTCTTACCACCGCTTGCTAGTGTTTTTGCTCTAGCATCATGCGGCAGGTAATGATAGCCATATTTGTACCCAAATTCGTCTGCTTTTTGGTCTAACAGCATGGTGTAAAACGGTATAGCTTGACCGTTACTAGAGTGATGATCGAGTACCCGTATCTCTCCATAAACCACCTGAAACCACCAAATACTCGTTGAATCGTTAAAACCCAAATCGAAAGCCGTATGGCAGGGAAACATCGGGTCATAGTCTACGGTAGTAATACGCTCAAGATCGGTGATTCTACGCATTTCCTGACCATAGAACGCACCAAGAATGGCTGCTTCAAAGCTACACAGGAACTCTTGTTCGTATTGGTTGTCTGACATAGTAGCCTGTGCATCCAGTAATTCAGCTTCAGGCAGTAGTCCTGACTGGTCGGCTCTTAGGGTCTTAACATACCAATTCGGGTTCTTTTGGGCTTCGTTGTATATGTCATAGAACGCATTATGGCCTTTAGGCGTACCAATAAAGGTAGCCCAGCCTTGGCGATCTGTAAGTAATGGGCGCACAATCTCACCCCAAAGCCTAGGTTTCATATCGGCATACTCATCTAACACTACGCCATCAAGGTACAGTCCACGCAGGGCATCAGGATTGTCAGCACCAAATAGTCTGATCTTAGCCCCATTGACCAGTTCTACCCATAACTCAGATTGATTGGCTTTAACTATGGATGGCTCTGCAAACCTAAGTAAGTAATCCCAAGCAATATTCTTGGCTTGTGCGTAGAAAGGGGCAATGTAAGCGTACCTAGCGTTTTCTTTCTTTTCCATGACTGCCCTACGGATAATGTCCGCAATGGTCGCTACGGTCTTTCCTGCCCTTCTGTGACAGACTAGAACAGCCCAGCGTTGTTCACGCTTGTGAAAGTCTAAGAACGCTTCCCGTGCCTTGTAAGGATAGCGGTATTGGTGCTTAACTTCTTTCAATCTAAGAAGCTATGTTCGTGAATATGTTTGACTGGTTCATCTTCTACGCCTACTACCTCAGTACGGGCTAGTTTAGGTACATGGAACTCAGCTACCTGCATTAAGCAATCAAACGCTACTTTAGGGCCATGTTTATCATTAGTGGCAATAGCATCTAGCCACTCTTGTAGTTTGTCTGCATTGTTATCAACAAAAGCAGCAAAAGCTAGTCGGGCAGCCCCCGTAGCTTTGTTAGGTGTACCAGCTTGTCTGCCCCCAGTTTTGGGCGATCCTTTTGGCTTACCTTTTCTTTTTGTAGGATTTTCTACTTTAGAAATCATACCTTATCCAAGTGGTTGATTAAGATAAGTTAATTGTAGCTTTATTTTTGCTTTTTAGCTAATGCTTCCTTAATGACTTCTTTACGGTCTTTAGGCTTGTCTTTTTCTTTAAATCCAGCGTTAACTTGATCTACATATTGCTGCAACCATGAGTTGTCAGGCTTATTGGCTTCCTTCATATATGTCCTTATCTATTTTGTTTAGCTTGAACTGCTCATCTAATGCTTGCTTTAGTCTTTTCTGTAGTTCAGCAGGATCATTCTTGGGCAGATTTTCTAGCGAACTAATGCGCTGGTTTCCACGCCCAAAGGAGTTATCTACGATACCGATACGCACATTGGGGTTGTCAGCATACGCAGCTTGTAGCTGTTCCATCACATCACGGCTACCAGTATGGGTGCGTAAATGCTCTTTTAGCGGTACTGTGCGACCTGATCCGAACTCACCCTTCATACGCATGGCACGGGTAAGTGATCCTTCTACCAATGATTCTACAGGGTCACGGTAGGTATAAATTAAGTCTACTTTGCGCCCAGCTTTAAGGGCTTGGTCAATTTTTTGCTGTGCGGATTCCAATTTGTTCATATTGGTGTCGTATATCAGTTCAGCATTTTTAGCTATGTCAGGGTACATCTTTAAAGATGAAGTCTTACCTGCACCTGTACCACCACCAGTAAACATGATGCTAGAACCTTCGGGTGCTGGCTGGGCTAGTTTTTCAGCATAAAGTCTTTTGACAAACGCACTAGCAGGTTCATGCACATTTGCCGACAATGTACGGTTTTTTACATAATCAGGGCTAAGTTCACGGGCCACATCAGTATTTAGTACTTTGCCGCCTTCTGCGTCTTTTAGCTTGGAATAATCAGTAACCAGCGTTTGATAGTCTTTATCTAATCTGTTTTGGAAACGTTGACCAATGTCATCTAACTGAATTGCTGGCTGCGCTGCTTTAGCCGTTCTCAAGGTCTTAGCCGCCAATACTGCGGTTGGCAATGCCATAGCAGCTATACCTACGGGTTCGCCTTGACCGTAACCTTGCATATATGACATTTGGTTAGGATCAAGTACGCTGGTATCGGTAGGCGATAGTCCAGTAGCACCTGCGGCAAAGCCTGTTTCCCTCGGCATAGGGTTTCTACCAGTAATTAACTGAGTAAATGCTTGCGGATTGGTTACAAAACGCTGTGCTTCGGTTGGCAGGTTTACAAGCCTGTCAGCACCTTGGCGCAACATATCTGCCAGCGTAGCCATTACTTAACCTCTTTATCCAAGTCTTTAAGTTTATTGGAAATAGCGGCCCTGCGCTCTAAACGCAAACGCTGGTTCTTTTCAAGCGTAGATTCATGTTCAGGGCGCAGCATTGCATCTTCTTTTTTGTACTTACGGCTCATTGGGGTGGGTGGGATCATCTTAGCCATTACATATCCTTCATCTTAGAAGCGATCATTTCTCTGCGTGTAGGCTTGGCAGTCTTAGCAGCATCTTTAAAGTCTTGTGCGCTAGGTCTACCTTCTGCACCCTTTTTAGCCATCTTTTCGCCCGATCCAGCGGCTATCCTAGCCCTTTTTCGGTGAATATTTGCGTATAGTCCGTCACCCATATCAACAACTCCATCGTTTGCGGGCAGCTTTGCCCCTTTCGCCAGTCCAACCTGCTGACCTTGCACAGAAACTATCGTGCCTTGGGCCACTAGATTGGGGTGCTTGTAAATTACTGTTGTTTTTGGCGTTATAGGCTTTGCGCCCTGCTGCTGTCATACCTGCGCCTTCTTCTACTGATTGGTAATGACGCCCTTTGCCTTTAGTTGTCTTGGCAATAGGCTTATCGTGCTTTTCTACTGCGGCACGAATGTCATCCCTTCTACTCATGCTTTTTCTTCAATGTACTTAGCGTAGGCATCTTCCAGCTTGGCTTTGCGATCACCTTTGGCGTTCTCACGCTCAACGCTAAGTGCAATGGCTACGGCTTGTTTCTTAGGCTTGCCAGCCTTCATCTCGGCTTTAATGTTCTTGCCGACTGCTTTGGCTGATCCTGACTTATCTAACGGCATGATTATTCCTTAATCAAATGATTTTCTATATGTCAAACTTACACCGCCAGCACCCATTGGTTGTCCCATAAACTGAGTTTTATTAGGGTAATAGCCAGCAGAAATGCTTTGGTTTGGCGTTCCGTAGCTTAAATCTACGCCAGTAACCCTTGATGGTATGTTGTAACGATTGTCGGCAAAACCCATTCCTGATGCGCCAACGCCTAAATTTGCGTTCTCGCCAACTGGAAAGTTGTAGCCTAACCTGCCTTGGTACATTGTTCCAGCCTTGCCAATGTCCATAGCCTGACCGCCCACTTGTAAATTCCTTAGAATTTCAGCCAATTTATTGGCTTTTTGGTAATCAGATTTGTCCATTATTTCAAGAACTTGAGTTTATAAGTAGTAGAGTTGATAAGGTCTGAAATCTCATCAATAATGTTTTGTAGTTCGCTGTCTTGCGGCAGGTCTTGGCGGGCTTCTTTAACAAAACTCTGCAAGGATTCCATGTAGCGGATTGGGTCTTTAGGCTGGTGGTACACGCTTGGAAAGCTGTTGAACTTGCCATATTTGCCCATGTATGATTCGGCAAAAGCATCAGTCAAATCAATAATGCTGTCGTAATACTTTGCAAGTGCCTTGTGTTTGGCATAAGAATCCGTTGACCAATGAAAAAAATGGGT